ACTAAAGTATTAGTATAAGGAGAATTTTCTTTTCTGGAAAGTAATATCTTTTGATTAAGATTATTACCAAATTGAGTAGACATAGCTCCTGCGTTCCATTCATTATTGTTCTTATTAGAACGTACTGAAAGATCACAAGGTACAGAACCTATCGAATCCCATAAAAAACATAAATCGAAAGGAAGATTACCCTTAGCTTGTTCATCCATAAGATCAGCTATATAAACAGCTACATCTTCTATAGTATTTAGTTGACCTCTATCGGCATATAAAAAATGACCTTCATAATCAACTACAGAACCATCTTTATCAACAACTTCTTCAAACTGTAATCCCATTTCTTTAGCATGTTCCCAAGACCATTTCATCTCAGTTATAATAAAGACAGGTAAGATACCCATTTTTTGAGCACTTACCGCCGCCTCTATTAATGCCGTGGTTTTTCCGGTATCACTATGACCTCTTAATAAGGTTATATGACCAGTTGGAATACCAGGTAAAGAAGTAATATCTTGAAAAGCTTTAGATAAAGGAATCCATCCTTGAGGTTTAAACTTAACAGATGCGTTAGAAAAACCTTTTTTCTTCTTAAAATTACCTAAATTAAACGACTTTCTAACAGACTCAGTCGCTCTTTCTTGAACTTCTTTCTTTTTTGCCATAATTACTCGTTAAATAGATCATCAAACTTACTAACTGTATCTTTATTACCTGAAGTAGCTTTTTCTAAAGTAAAATCGCTTTTAACAGGCTCTGCATTATCATTACCTCCAGGAGTAGCAGCAGGAGCATTTTCCTCTACCGCACCAGGGTTTAAATAATTCTGCAGTTGCTTTTTAATAAAGTCATAATCATATTGAGTATGTACTTCTACAGGATTAGGTTGTTCTTTGAGCCATTTATCTACCAAATCATTATTATCTGATAGAGGAGTTTGTTTAGGCTTAATTCTAACTGTAGTAGTTGGATAAGGGTTACCTTGTTGCTGTTCTACTACTAAGTCCCATCCGTTTACTACATCTGTAAAATCTCCTACGTCTTCATCTTCTGCTAAAGCTAATAAAGCTTTGTAGATAGTAATACCGAATCCCCATAATCTTACACCTTTATCTTCTTCTCCTCTTACTACAACAGGAGCAAAGATTCTCGTTTTAGGAGAAATCTTACCAGATAGAGACCAATTATCTTTATCATTCGTTTTACGTAGTTCTTTTACAAATTCTTCAATCGGATCTTGTTTTCCAAAATTAGATAAAGCTACCATAGGATATTTTCCTATACCGTAATGAAACTTCAATTCTTTAAAAGGAAAAGAAGGATCAAAATGAGAAGGAACTACCCTTACAGTTTGCTTACCTAGTTCAGGTTTCCAAAAAATCTTGGAATAGTCAGTTTTTTCTCTTTCCTGACCGTTGTTGTTTAAGGCATCTAATTTAGCCTTGATTGCATTTAAATCCATATAACTTATTTTTAAACTATAACTATTAATTAATATAAGAAAAAAAAATTAATTCTCCAACTCTATTATCTTATAAAGTTTTGTATTAACTCTTTTTAATTCTGGTCCTTTTGTTAATAATATACAATTTTTAAAATCAGACCAATTTATTCTATAAGAAGTATCTAAGACTCCTCCATTTAACTCTTTTATTAACGTATTTAATGCATTAATAGTATAAAGAGTATTAGTTTCTTTCTTACGGTGTACTAAGATAGTATTTTCAAGGAAATTAGAGACATTACCGAAATCTACGTTATAGGTACAAATATATTCGTCTTGACTTTTAGAATAAAGGACAAATATCTTATTGTATACTATACGATATTTTTGTTTTATAGAAGTAAGTACGTCATCTAAAGTATCTTCCGTAGAAAACGTACAAAACAGTTTATTGCTCATATCATCGTTATAATAAACTTCGTCGAGGTCGTAATTCAACGAAAAATCCGTAACTGTTTGCATTTCTTATAAATATTTAACTATTCTTCTAAAACTAAGTCTTTACTAAATTTAAACTTAACTGGGAATTTATTATCTTTTTCTAATATTTTTTGTATATCCTGTAAAGTTTCTTTTCCATCTTCTTTTGAAAAGTCAAAAAGCAATGCATCATATGTATAAAGCACTACTTTTGTTCTCTTATCTTTTAAGTATCTAAGTACTTCTTTTAATATAAGAATATTATTTGAAGTTTCCAACGATTGCATCATATAATTCATTAATTTAGCTGGATGCATATTTTTAAGCTCTTTTGTAAAAGGTTTTGATGATTGTGGATTCCATATTATTCCATTATCATTAAACATATTCCACATTGCGTCAATATACTCTTGTATTTCTTTAAATATTTCTAAATCTTTATGCTCTTCAGGAATTTTTCCATAAATTGCTTGAAAATTAATTTGTTTTGCTTCTTTATATTCTTCATCATTAATGTCTTCTTTCCCAAAGTATAATTTAGCTAACTGTTTATGAGCAGAACTTTTATTAAGAGGGTAATCCACCTGATTACAAAGTAAACGAAGGTGGTAACCATCAAAATCAAACTCAACAAAATAGTCATTTTTCGGTCGGAAGGTTTTTCTATGCTTCTGCGTGTGAGGTATAGCAGCGAAATTAATGCTATTAAAAGAATTAGTGGGTCTAGATGTAGCATTGTATAAATTATAAGATGTTAAAACTGTATTATCGTATATATTGTATAAAGGATCTCTTGGATTAAATGCTTCTATAAATTTATCGTAGTATACTCCTAAGCCCTGTTGTTCTAATAAGTAAAATACAGATGTAGCTGTATCATTATAAAATTTAAAACCGTCAGGTTCTTTAATTTCTATATACTTACTAACTTTGTCATATAAATTTTCGCATATTTCATACAATTTACTCAAAGGAACTAATCTATTAATATCAGTTTTACCTCTAAATTTATTATAAAAATGATTAAGTAGTTGAGATTCTTTTGTAACTTCTAATCTTTCGAAAAAAGTCATTGAATATAGTAAAGATATATCTATGACATTAGGTAAAGGAAAGTGGTATAGTAACTCTTTCTTATTTAATGTATATAGTTTACTACTACTTTTTAAAACCTCTAAGATACGTTTTTTATCTATATTAATACCTTCACTATGATCTACAGGAATTATATAACCATATACACTTTTTAAGACTCTAACGTATAAAGCTGTGGTATTGGTTAATTTCGGGTGAAAATTATAATGACTAGGAACTACTTCTATAAAAGCACCTAATTTTAATAAATTTTCGAGATTATTTAACTTAGATTCTTCCTCTACTATATAAAACATTTATATAACCTTTTTTATAATATAGTAAAAAAAAGTTAAAGAACCAACTAATAGCTGCTTCCTCCTCCGCCTCCTCCGGAATAACCACCGCCTCCTCCAGAAGATCCACCAGCAGGAGATGAAGCTCCGGAATATCCTCCACCGGTAGACGGAGAAGGTGTTGTAGTTGGAGTTTCTAACATATTTGGAGGCAAAACTTCTTGATCTATAACAGTAGTATCAAATCCTCCTCTAACAGGAATTAATTTTGAATGAGGTTCATCAGTATGAACTGGTCCAACCATAGCACCTTTTTCAGGATGTATATGATAAAAACCTGTATAGAATTTTTTACTGCCTGCTATTTTGAATCTATTTCCGCTGGTATATAAATGTGTAAATATTTTTCCTTTTTTATTTTTTATATTAGTAAAACGAGGTTTAATTGTTGCAGTAGGTGGAGAAACGTTAATAGGTTGAGTATCTTGTATTAACCTTAGCTTATCTTTACGAGATAAATCTCTAAAAGGTACTCCTTCTACATCAGATTCTATATCAGCAAATTGAGCATAATTTACAACGAATTCTTTTATAGGCGGCATTCTCAAAGAAGCATTAAGAATATTTTCTCTATTCCTAGTTGCGGCTCCTTTAAATAAATACCCTGTATTAAAGATGTCTTTAACTGGTTTTTCTATTATCCATTTAACTTCAACTCCGATAATATTTAATTTTTCAGTTTGTTTACCAAATTCATCTTCTTTTACTTCAACTATCTTTTTATTTCTATTATCCATCAAAAAGTACCTAATAAAAAAGCCTTTTTTATAATCTTCAGGAGTAGGAAAAATAGCATCAGGTATTAAACCTTCATTTGAAGAACTGCTAAAATTAATCCCTTCTATTCCTAATCTTTCTTGTTCGTTTTTTTCCGAAAAACTATCTATCAATAATTCAGAATCAGGGTTAGGAAAATCTCCGCTAAATAATTCTCCAGTTGAAGTTTTAAAATAAGGTCCTACATACGATGATCCATCGGACTTAGCAATTCCATCTATTTCGTTCTGAGCGAATAATCCTTTTATGTATTTAAACGGTGGTAACCACATATTATTTTAATTTATACTTTTACGTCTCTTGCGAATCTATTTCTTGATAATCCAGCACTTTCCCAATAATCGGCTAATCTATTAAATAATTCTTCTCCTCTTGTTCCTGTATCATTTGCTTTTGATTCTTTATCCTTTTTATTATCTTCATAGTCTAATTTATCTCCAACCCCGTCAGGGTGCCAGAATTTCCATTCAGCAACAGCGGCATCAATCATTGCTGTAATATTTACATTGTTGTTAGGTCTTAAAATTACATTATAAGGTTGTCTATCAGATGAACTTCCATCTTTACCTAAAGCAACAGGGTAACGAGTTTGTCCGTTGAAAGATTTAGCTTTCAGCTTAATATTTTTAGCATAAACTGTATCAGAAACGTTTCCTCCAATCACTTGAAAAGCC